GACAGTGTGGTTCGCTATGGTAGGTTGGCAACTCTGCTAACTATATTTGAAAATCGTGAAACCAGTCGAATCAAAATTGAAATGAGAAAGAAAAATCTTGTTAAAAGAATACGGAGTTCTTAATAATCATGCTTAAAGATTATTCTATTGAAGTACAAAAGTTATTTTTGGAAATGATGTTGGAAGACGCACAAGGCTATGTACGTGTACAGAACATCTATAATCCAGAAAACTTTGATCGAAGTTTGAGACCAGCTGCTGAGTTTCTTAAAGAACACGGAGACAAATACAAAACACTTCCTGATAGAGCACAGATATCAGCCACAACAGGAGTGAAACTACAACCAGTGCCGGAGCTGAACGAAGGACACTTTGAATGGTTCATGACAGAGTTTGAAGCATTCACTCGCCGTCAAGAACTGGAACGTGCAATTCTCAAAGCAGCAGACTTGTTGGAAAAAGGCGATTATGATCCAGTGGAGAAACTGATCAAAGATGCTGTGCAAATCAGCTTGACTAAAGACATGGGCACTGATTACTTTGCTGATCCCAAGGGTAGAATTGAAAAGTATTTCAACTCTGGCGGACAAGTCAGCACAGGATGGCCGCAGATGGATCGACTGTTGTATGGTGGATTCAGTCGCGGTGAATTAAACATCTTTGCTGGTGGGTCGGGTTCGGGCAAGAGTTTGGTCATGATGAACATAGCATTGAATTGGGTACAAACAGGATTGAGCGGGGTGTACATCACATTGGAGTTGAGTGAAGAACTCACAAGTCTAAGAACTGATGCTATGCTGACCAACATGAGCACCAAGGATATTCGTAAAGATATTGATACCACTGAGCTCAAAGTCAAACTAGTGGGTAAGAAATCTGGAAACTATCAAGTGAAAGGATTACCGGCACAGAGCAACATCAATGATATACGAGCATACTTGAAAGAATATCAAATTCAAACAGGCAAGCGTGTGGACTTTGTGATGATTGACTATTTGGATTTGTTGATGCCAGTGAGCGCAAAAGTAAGTCCTAATGATTTGTTTGTTAAAGACAAATATGTGAGTGAAGAACTACGTAATTTGGCCAAAGAATTACAAATACTCATGGTCACTGCAAGTCAGTTGAATCGATCAGCTGTAGAAGAAGTAGAGTTTGACCACAGTCATATTTCAGGTGGTATTAGCAAGATCAACACAGCAGATAATGTGTTTGGTATCCTTACCAGCAGACAAATGAAAGAGCGTGGCAAGTATCAAATTCAATGTATGAAGTCGCGCAGTTCAACAGGAGTAGGACAAAAAATTGATCTTGAATATGATATTGACACTATGCGTATTACAGATGCTGGAGACGAAGGCGGTGAAAATTCGTTCCGCAAACCCAGCTTGATGGATTCTATCAAAGCAAAAGCGTCAGTCACTCCAGCAGAATCTATCAATTCAGGCAGCAGGTGGGACCGTCCGACTCCTAAAGATAGTAATGACTCGTCAGATCCAAAAATCTCAGCAGATGTGCAAAGTACCAAACTCAAGCAGTTGTTAGGAAAGATCAAAACATCATGAGCAAATACTGCCCTAGGATACATCATGGGCTTATGCTAGCCAAAATTGACAAACAATCAGTATCATACTCGGCATGTTGTTGGGCAAACCAGTTAATTCAAACTTCGGATCATGTTGATTTTTTTCACCCAGATCTAATCCAACTGCGTGTTAAAAATCAACAAAATATTTTGCCAAAATCTTTTTGTTCTAAATGTATTGCTCAAGAAGAGACAAATAAAAAAAGCATGCGGGTAGGTTACCTTGAAACCCATGGTGCAGAAACACATGATCCAGGCATTCAATACCTTGACGTTAATATTGACTATACTTGTAATTTGGCTTGTGTAACATGCGGCCCGGAGCTAAGTACCACCTGGAGAAAAGAACTTGGGATAAAAGGCCTCAATGTTAGGCCTAACATTGACAATTTTATAAAAACAAAATTGCAGGCTCTCGATCTTTCAAATTTGCGAGAACTTCGTATGTGGGGAGGCGAGCCATTTTTAACATTAACTCATAAACAAATATTACAACTGGCATGAACAAAACTTTTCAAAATCTGTATTTGGTGACGATATAGAAATATACACACATCAAGCATTTGGAATTTACGGACTAGAGTCCATGCCCAATGCAATGATTGAGTATTTTAAATCTCAATCCAATTACTGCCAACCTTGGATACAACAATTGAAAATTCTAGGATCACAACAATACAATTTAACAAGAGTACTGGAAGAGTTACAAAAAAATGATCATCGCAGAAACTTAAACATGACAGCAGTATTCCCTGAAGTTGCTGAATTTATACAGTATCAAAAATAACAGCAGCTAGTTCAGGCATATAGTCTTTGATGTTTATTTTTTTTGCATGGTCTTGTTTAACAATATTTTGTGTTAGGATTTTTAAATCTATCTCACATCCATTGGGCTTACAATACATTTTGATAAAATTATCTTGTTGAGTTAAGTGTTGTTTTAGTATGGTTGGCATGTTTGCTAGTGATAGCCATTCTGGAGATGAAACAACATTGTGATTGTATGTTAGATTATTCTGTTGAAACCAATCAACAGTTTCGTTATAGTACATAGCATTCAATGAACTAATTGTGTAGCTTACACTGATATTTTTTGCTATGTTTTTGTACTGTTTAATATTTTCTAGTAGGTTATTCCACTTTCCGGGCCATCTCATGTATTCAAATACAGTACCAATGCCATCAATGCTGATACAAATATTCAAATCATTAAACTGCTTCAGTAAGTCAATTTGTTGTATGTTTAGATGTATACTGCCATTGGTGATCAATGATATAAAACAATTAGTGTTATTGTGGTCAATTAAGTTTTGTAATATTTTAAAAGTCTTAGGGTCAAATAACGGTTCGCCGCCCAGCAAAGAAATTCGTTTTGCTGAACTGTAATTGATAATTGTTGGATCTAATTCAATTTGATATTGAGATTTAGGAATTATGTCCATGCGTTTTTCAATCTGCGCCCATTTAGTTGATAAGCTGCTATCACAGCTCACACATGCCTGATTACACAGATTACTAGTGGTTATTTGATAAAGTAAAGTTTGATGTTTTAAGTCTGCACAATCTTGTTGAATCTTATCTAAATCTCTATCCAATTTATAGTCTAAAAATTCATTCTCAAATTGACGGCGACTTTTGTTTCCAGTGGATTCTATATCCCAACATTTTTTACAATCTACAGATGGAATGTTATTGAGCAAATCTTGTTTTATTTGATTAATATTGTATTTGTCCGGCAATAGGCAACATGGACTATTTTGAGATCCTAGTTCTTGACTGTACCAAGGTAAAACGCAAAAGTAGTTGTTCATCAGGTATTTAATTAATAAGTTGTATGTGCAAATTTAAATAAATAATCCAAAGGCCTTTATCCATATGCAGAAACGAACTCGTAGTCTATTAGAAGAATTAGATTCTATGTACATTGAGCGTGAACGCGACCTAGTGATAGAGAGTCGTGCTGCAAATATCATTGCCGGTGCAATCAATCTATTAGAACAGATTGATGCTTCGTACACACAGGAACAAGCAGAAAATTTAACACGCAAATTACTCAATGCTATCCGTACTCGTGATACAAGTAAGTTTGCAAGAACAGTGAGGCGCAGCAATGCAAATTAAACAGCTACTTGAAGGTGGCAACGTATTCAAAACCAAATCGGGTGAGTCATTAACCCAACGTATCAATCTGCAAGATGTGCCAGCCACAATTGATTGGATCGAACAAGTCACCGGTATAGACTTTACTACAGAAAAAGGGTCAGATGGCATACCACTACGTTGGTTGGGCAGCACAGGTAAAAAGCCCACATCAGGCGATTTGGATCTAGCTGTGGATCTCAATGAGATCAGCAAAGAACAATTGGCTGCTATTCTCACACAGTTTGTGCAGAGTCAAGAACTTGATCCTAGAGAGTGGGTCAAAAAGGGCGGCGAAGTACACTTGCGAACACCTATTGCAGGCGATTCCAACAAAGGCTTTGTACAAACAGATTTTATGTTTTTCCCTAATTTGGATTGGGGCCAATTCTTTTATGCTGGCGGCACAGATTCTGCATACAAAGGAATGAACCGCAATGTGCTAATGAGCAGCATAGCCAAGCAACTGGGACTCAAAGTGGGTGCCAATGGTATGTTCTCTCGCACCACAAATCAGCTAGTGGATGGTGGTATGGATCCTGACTACGTGGCAAGTGTGCTGCTAGGGCAAGGTGCCGACCGTGAGAATCTAAAGAATGTAGAATCCATTTATGCTGCATTGGCACAAGACCCTTCACGAGATACCAAGCTAGCAGACTTCCGCGAATATCTGGCACGTGAAGAACTTCAGGAGCCTACTACCACAGTCAAGGAAAATGATGTTAACTTTTTGGCAAGACTACGTGATAGAATTGTAAATCAAGGCATGATGCCGTTGATTGAAACCAAGAAAATATATCAACTGTACGAGCAAGAACCTGCTGCAATCGGCGGCAAAGCCAAGGGTATTGAACACCTAGAAGACTATGTGTTCCGCCAGGGCACTGCGGGTGTGGATCGAGCATTGGCTATTGCAGATTCATTCTATGAAAATTCCAAAACTGGATCAGTAAAATGGGACGGTAAACCTGCTGTGGTATTTGGTAGAAAGCCCGAGACCGGCGAGTTTGTGCTTACAGATGATGCAGGATTCACTGCCGCCGGATATGACGGATTGTTTACCAGTCCGGATGCCATCGCTGACGATATGGCTCGCAGAGATGCCAATGCAGCAGCCAAAGGTAATGCAGCCACTAGAGTAAACACATTACTACCAGTATATCAAACTATTTGGCCATATCTTGAAGCAGCTACCCCTACCAACTTTCGTGGTTTTGTCAAAGGTGATCTGTTATACACACAAACCCCGCCTGTGGAGGCTGGAAATTTAGTATTCCAACCTAACACAGTACAGTATCGTATTCCTGCTGGTAGCAAGCTAGGACAGCAAATTGCCAACAGCGATGTGGGTGTGGCAGTACATACCATGTATGAAGATGCAGGTGCGTCCAAACAACCACTCAGTAGAGTCAAGTTTAATCCTGTGCCAGGATTGTTGCTGATTGAACCTATCTACGCCAAACCTGTACCAAAGAACGATGCCATAGTCAAACAGATCAAAACACTGTTACGTCAGAATCGTGCAGTATTGGATACGTTGTTTAATCCCACTGAACTACGTGCTATGAAAATAACCGACTTGGCCAAATTGGCAGTGGATTATATTAACAAACGTGTGGATCCAAATCATGCTGCGTATACTGGTGATTTCAGTGATCTAGTTCCAGGATTTTTATCATGGTTACAACAAACTCAAACTCCGCAGAAAGTAAACAACATTGCACAATACCTGCGTAGCCCTACTTCAAATGAACAGGCCTTGGCTGCTGCATTCTTGTTGTTTGAACTATTGCATGATTTAAAACTAGATCTGTTGTCGCAGCTGGATACGCAAGTGCCCGGCAACGAAGGATGGGTATTTGCTACCCCTGCAGGCTATGGCAAAGCAGTGAATAGGTTTGATTTTACTGCTCGAAATAAAGCCAGAAACAATCCGCCAACTGCCTAATTTTTTGCCAAATTCATAAATAAGTGTAGGGCAAAAACCCACTAACTAGGAGATTTTAAAATGGCAGTATTTACAAGAGTAAACGGAACTACACAACCAGTATTCCACATGGACACTGCGAATGGTAACATTCAAGGTACAGCTAACATTGCAGCCACAGGCTCAGTTAACTTCCAAGGCCCTAAGCTGGACTTTTTCAGCTTGGTAGCCAATGGTTCATTGACCACATCCGGTAACGTCAATGGCTACATCAACAACCTGATGCAAGCTATTCAGACCAAAGCCACAGTGGCCATGTATCAAGTTAGCCCAGCAGCACCTACAGTGTTGAACTTGGCTGTGTATCCCACAGGTGCTTACACCAACGTCACATTGCTAGCTACTGCTAATACCAGTGCTACTGTGGCTTCAGGTGGTCAGAACCTGGAATTGAGCTCATGCGCAGGTAATGCTGTGTTTGTCACAAGCGCAACCAACTTTGCTCCGACTTAATTCTAAGCGGTAGCAAAAATCAAGGCCCTGGTTTATTTCCAGGGCTTTTTTTTGGTCGTAAATACCATATGACATTGAGTATACAAATAACCACTGACTTTGATTGCAGACCCACTGGAGTTACCGGACATCTAAGAGAAAATTTGCTGCCGTTTACGGATCAGCTGGGGCAGCAAGTAACTGACGTATCCACATGGGTTCGCAGTCGTAACCAACAACGCAACTGGGAAACTATCATGCAGTTGATTGGTCTTTACACACAACCAGTACGAGTGTCTCGTGTGAGAATCAAAGACCAACGTTGGCAATTTGAGTTTGATACAGAATTTGATGATGTGTTTGCAGTGGAAAATGATCCTGTGGGAAGATTACGACAAGCCTGCGATGGTGTACCTATCATTAACTATGTTGAGCAACAATTGACTACATTACTACGTCCAGATGTTAACATCTGGTTTGAACCGTTGAACCATAAATAACTCATGGACACCACAGACATCGAGAAGAAAAGTTTAGAGGCGCACGTTGAGCTTTGTGCCGAACGTTATCGCATGCTAGAACTCAAAATTCAAACTGTTGAATCAGGAATCGAATCGGTAAAAGTCATGGTAGAGTCAGTGCATGAAATGGTGCATACCATGTCAGCCAAACGTAATGATCAACTCGTTGGGTGGGGAATAGCTATAATTGGATTCCTTGTGGCCACTGTGGGTTGGATGCTAACAAACTACGTATTCAAATGAAAGCCAGTCGTAAATTGGCTGCATTAGCAGAACAAGAGTTGCCGCTGCTTTTAAACAAAGTAATTATAGAAGATGGCAAGAAGTATCGAGTATTTGGCAAATACACCATATACCCTGTACCTGCAGGATTTCAAGTTTGTCAGCGTGATGATGAGATTGGCACATTTTCTGCTACCAAATCTGCATTGGCTTGGTGCATAGCAGATAATCTACATCATTTCAACTTGGCTAGACAAATAAAAGAATTAGATCAATCTGTCGTTAGATTGCGCAATGACATATATGTACGTCGTGCATTGGCTGATCGCACAGCCGGAAACACATGGGAAAACTTGATTAATAAAACAAGTGCTAGGCAAGAATATACTCAGGTCCTAGAAAAAGAACTAGCAAAATGTATAAATTTGGCTAAATACTGGCAACTACGAGGAAACTCAAATGAAACTAAACGAATTGGCCGTAACACGCCCTACACGACAAATCTCTAAAGTATTTGAAAGTCATTTTGATCAATCGGTCAACTTTGATACTTTGAATCGCAAACAACTGCATAACATGTATCGCCAGGTACGAGGTGTGTTAAGTGAAGTGCGCAGCAGTTCTGCTCGTCATACCAGCCAAAAGAATCCAGCTTATCTCAAGCTCATGATGATGGAACAAGCATTAGCTGAAAAGATCTACGAAGCCGAAATGGTCGCAACTACTGCACCAGGAGCAGCTCCTGGTGTAAATCCTCAACAGGCCGCTGCTATGGCTGTGAAGCAAAAGATGGATCAAAAAAAGCAGGTGCAACAAGAACTTGACGATTTGAAAAAACAAGTAACTGATAAGCAGAACGAACTCAACAGTATTAACACCACTACTTCGGTACAAGAAACCAAACTTCGATTACGTGCGCAAGGCTACGGTTACTATCTCAGCGAAAGTGAAGTGCAACAAGCTCAAGTTGTATTGGCCGCACAAGATATGGTTGACAAACTGCAAGACATGATTGAAGACAGCACCGAGATGCAATTCAAAGAATTGCCAGCATTAGTGGATTCGATCAAGAATCAAATTGGGGCTAACCAAGCTGCACAGTTTAACAGTGATGCACAAGCGGCATTGAGTGGTCTAGTGCAGAATTTGCAAAGCAGCAAGCAACAGCTAGAACAAGCATTGGGTGTTGTAACTGGGCAAGGTCCTGTAGAAATGCCAGGAGCCGATGCAGGTATGTCCCCTCCAGAAGGAGATATGGGACTAGCAGGTCCTGCGCCAGGCGAAGAAGAAATTGAAATAGCAGCCGTTGAACCAGGTGCAGCCGCACCGGCCGCAGCACTAGGACGCGAGCGCAGATAATGCGAATCAACGAAGTAGAAGCAGATGCTACCGCAGACAAACTCATGGCCTTGGCCAAGTTTGCTGTGGGTAGAGCACAAGACACTTCTGCCAAGATGCAAATGCCAGTGCAGGCATTTATCAATCGAGCACAAAGTATGGGCGTAGATATCACTCCCGACACTTTGCAAACCTTAATTGGACAACCTCCATTGAGTGGTTTGATTGAGCCAATGAGTCCCGACGCTACAGAACTAATATTCAAAGGTGGCGATAAGCCTGGACCAGTCACCATGCCAGTTAATCAAGCACAAGATATTGTAGCACAAGCCGCACAATCCGCAATGAAAAAAGATCGCAGCGTTTAACCCTGCACAGACTGGTGCGCCTATCATAAATACTTGTATGAAAAACAAGTATGGTATACAAAAAATATGTTTATTCTGCGGTAACAAATTTATTACTAAGCCGCGGTTACTTGAATATTGTTCTCAACCGTGTAAAAATCCACATAACAGACCAGGCCACATTCCATGGAATAAGGGTGTTAAACTCAATGATGACCAAAAAGCAAAACAAAACACATCGGGGCTTGCTAAAGGACATGGGTGGAACAAAGGTATTCCAAATGAAAGACAACGAGAAAAGTGGTTAATTGATAATCCTAACAAAAATGGTAAACTGAATAATCTCAGACCTAAAAACTATGTAGATGATAATTTCACTGCATACAAAAGAGAATGCCAGAAAGCAACTTATAGAACTGTGTATGCTATGAAAAAAGAAGGAACAGCTAAAATAACTGGAAAAAGGAAAACTGATTATCAACTTGATCATATCATTCCTTACAGGCAAGGATACACATTAGGTATAGATCCTACCGTAATTGGAGGAAGGAAAAATTTAAGGTATATACTAGGAGAAGAGAATAGATCCAAATGGGATTATTTTCAATCAGACGATGTAGTAAAATCTATAATAGGAGATAAGTATGGCGTATAGTGAAGCTGTTCTCGATCATTATAATAATCCAAGAAATGTTGGATCTTATAAAAAAGACGAAGAGGGAGTCGGGATAGGACTCGTTGGAGCACCAAGTTGCGGTGATGTTTTGCAATTGAGCATAAAAGTAACTGATGGAATTATCACAGATGCAAGATTTAAAACGTATGGTTGCGGAAGCGCGATTGCGTCGAGTTCGCTGGTTACTGAATGGGTCAAAGGACGGACACTTGCCCAAGCGGCAGAGATTACGAATAGCGAGATTGCTGGCGAGCTTGCCCTCCCCCCAGTTAAAATTCATTGTTCAATACTTGCAGAAGATGCGATCAAAGCAGCAATAATTGATTACAAGAGCAAGCATTAAATGATTCCGCATAGTACAACATTTGACTACAGCGTGGAGTTTAATCAATGGTCAATGGACAATCAACATATATGTGTAATACCATATTCTAATTTAGGTGTTCACTTTAGTTCGATTAAACAAGATCCTTGTTGCTGGTATCGATCCGCTGGTGATAACCCTATCGCCGAAGTCAAACAACATATTGAATCAAGGAAGATTGATAAAAATTGTCATTTATGTCATAAAAAAGAAACTAACAATCAGTTTAGCGGTAGACAACGGGCGTTAGCTTCTTTAAGTCCTCGAGAGTTGAATAAATTTTTAACAACTAAAAAAATTGATAACTTTCTTATGTTTGTTACATTTAGTAACAAATGCAATATGGCCTGTAGAATATGTAATGCTAATACCAGTAGCTTATATGATTCAATATGGAACACCAACCAAACGGTACCTAAATCCATTGGTAATGATCCAATGTATTTTGAAACATTAAAAACTAACATAAGAGAAATAAGCAACCAGCACGAAGATTTTAAATTAATCATTATGGGCGGTGAAGGAACTATCCAATCAGACCTGTACATGCTAACCGACTGGTTACAAGAAGAAAAGCTCAGCAACAAGATTAATTTGCAAATAGGCACAAATGGATCAGTGTTTCTTGAAGAAATTTTTAACAAATGGCCTAATAATTTTAAAAGTTTATCGTTTGCTATAAGTGTTGATTCAACTGATGATGATAACTTTGTATATGTAAGATATCCAGTGAAATTTGAAAAGATACACAATAATTTGCAAAAATTTAAATTGTTAGCGGAAACATATTCGAATGTTAATTTGCACATCACTCCAACTTTTTATATTAACAATATAGCCTATCTTAAAGAATTTTTAGATTATTTTGGGAAGTTTAATATCTCCGGGCGTGATATTAAAATATTTGACAACTCGCTGTCAGAATGTGATCATTTGTCATTGTTAGCCCTGCCATTGTATCTGCGGAAAAAATTAGCAGTACAGATTCAGGAGATATTATTACAAGGGCATTCGTTATTCAATAGGAATCAAGTTTTTAAAAAAAGCATACAATCTCTCTTAGATCAATTAACTAGTGATACTTTTTCAGAGATCGATTGGGATACTTACATATCAACTACTGCAAAATGGGATAATCTAACCAAGACTGATCTGAGTTTTAACAATAAAAAATTATGGGATCTGCTGTCAGACGAAGATAAAAACTCTTACTATCAACATATCAAATGATAACAATAACTGAAACTGCTGCTCGAAAAATAACTCAAACCATTCAACGTCGAGGACACGGAATTGGTATTCGTGTGGGAGTCAAAACAACAGGTTGCTCTGGGCTTGCTTATGTGTTAGAATATGTAGACACTGTGCAACCGGACGATATATGTATTGATTCCAACAAATGTAAATTATTTGTTGATCCCAAAAGCGGTGCATATCTGCAAGGTCTTGAAGTAGACTACACTAGACAAGGGCTCAACGAAGGATTTCAGTTCAGCAATCCTAACGAACGTGACCGCTGCGGATGTGGAGAAAGTTTTAGAGTTTAATTTGTACAATCCAAAATTTGATTACCAAGAGATTCCTAGAGTCACAATAGAAGGCAAACGTTTTTATGCCACACCAGATGGAAACAAGTTGCCATCGGTGACTACCATTCTTGACAAGACCAAAAGCGAAGAAAGCAAGGCTGCATTGCACAATTGGCGGCGTGCAGTAGGTGCAGAAAAGGCACAACAGATTACCACTGAAGCCGCCAATCGCGGCACACGTATGCACACGTACCTTGAAGACTATGTGAAAAAAGGCTCAATTAAAGAACGTGGCACAAATCCATTTTCCTGGAGCAGTCACGAAATGGCCAAGACTGTAATACGTGATGGATTGAAAAATGTAAATGAATTCTGGGGTATTGAAGTACCATTATATTTCCCTAAGATATATGCAGGTACCACTGATGGTGCAGGGTTGCACTTGAATGAAGAAAGTATTTTGGATTACAAACAATCCAACAAGCCAAAAAAGCGTGAATGGATTGATGATTACTTTGTTCAATTATGTGCTTATGCAGAAGCTCACAATGAATTGCATGGTACAAAAATACGCAAGGGAGTGATTCTCATGTGTGTGAAACCTGATCTTGACGCCAATCACAATATTATAAGCCCACCTCAATATCAAGAATTTGTATTGGAAGGTGCTGAATACGATCGTTATTGTAACTTATGGTGGCGCAAGGTAGAAGAATACTATACCAAACACATTTAGTTGCTCGACGGATTCTGGCTAAATACAGCACAGAATCAGGACTCACATGGCAATAGTTCAAGTATCACGAATAACAAATCGTAAAGGTCTAGCAGAAAATCTGCCACAACTAGCTGGCGCAGAATTAGGCTGGGCAATCGACGAACGTCGATTATACATCGGCAATGGAACCTTGCAAGATGGTGCACCTGTAATAGGCAATACAGAAATTCTCACTGAATACAGTGACATATTGCTAGTAGGCGGAGCATACACTTACCAAGGTACAGCAGCTGGATATACAGTACAAACAGGATCGTCGTCAGGTAGTCCAATTAGTATTCCACTGCAAAGCTGGCTAGACCAATTTGCCAGTGTACTGAATTTTGGTGCTGTGGGCGATGGCGTAACTGATGACACTGACGCTATCAATCGTGCATTGTTTCAACTGTATTGTAGAGAATCAAATCCACAAATACGTAGATCGTTATTTTTCCCAGCTGGTCGCTACTTGGTCACTAGCTCAATTGAAATTCCACCTTATGCATTGTTGTGCGGTGAAGGGATCAACTCCAGTGTTATTGTATTAGATGCAAGCAGTGCCAGTCAGTTTGTGGCTGTGTACAGTGACAGCTTGCAGCAAACTGGAGTAAATATTGGTAACAATGGCGCCACACCTCCAGTTGATATTTCAATATCCAATATGGGATTTGAAGCCGATGGCCTAGCAGATATATTCCTGGTTGAAGATGCCGAACAGTGTACATTCACAGATGTGAGTTTTTCAGGATCACTTGGCCAACCTGATCTAACAACTGCAATTGATAGCACAGCATGTGTACATTTTAGTTCCACTGCAAGTTTAGTCTGTAATAACATCACTTTCCGTCGATGTACATTTGGTGGTACCACCTGGGCATTTGAGACCCCCAATCAAGTGCAAGGTGTATTGGTTACAGAAAGTACATTTGATACACACTATCAAGGTGTGTCGTTAGGCAATCCTTCTCCAGTAAATGGCGGCCCTACTGGATTCCGTTTCTTAGGCAATGTATTCGATAACATCTATGCTGAAGGTATTATAATTGCTGCTGGTACTGGAATGAATGCCAGTGGTTATAACACGTTTTATGATGTGGGCAATCACTTTAATGGAACCACATCGCCGGCAACATCAGTTATTAATTTCATAGGACAAAACAATGTCAGCGTCGGAGACATGTTTCAACGTACCACAGTTTATGCTGGCACTTATCCTCGCATCGACGTCAATAACGGTATCAACATAGCATTTGATTCAGCCAGTCAACTACAACAAGGTACGTATTTGCGACAAACTGGTGCTACTGGATCATTGCTTAACAACACAGCCGATCAAACCATTTTGACATTTAATTCCACAGCAATCAGAGCAGTACAGATTGACTATACTATTGTTCGAGATGTTAATACCAGAACTGGTGTGTATACCATTGTGGCTGGAACAGACAATGCTGGTACAAATATACAAGGATCCGATGCAGGTGTGCAAAATGCATCCACTGGTGTTGCGTTTGCTGTGAGTGAAACTGCTGGTATTGTAACTTGGAAAGCCACTACCACTAACACTGGTATTGGAGCCACTATTAACTATTCGGTAACCAAACTTGCTTGATGTGGTGTTCAACCTTTGAACAACGTTTGGCAGCGTGGAACGTTTTACGAAATCGCGTTTGCACACTGCCTAAGCCGGATGCCCTAGAGGAGATCAATTCCTGGTGGCAACAAACTCCCTGGCGAGCTTATCATTTACACTGGGACGATCAAGCGGATTGGCCAGATCCCTGGCAACTTTTGAGCGACAACATCTATTGTGATCTTGCTCGCGGGCTAGGAATCCTGTATACTATTACTGTGCTGGATCGTTACGATCTTCAAGACGCTATGCTGATCGAATCAGATCGGGGCAATTTAGTCCTAGTAGAGAATGGGAAATATATATTGAATTGGGACCAGTCTCCAGGGTTAAATATCAACCTACAGCAGAATAGACATCACATCACGCAGAGCGATGTAAAACAACAACTATATTGAGTATATGACACAAATCACAGTTATTAAACGTAACGGAAGAAAAGAACAATTAAGCCTAGAAAAGTGGCAAACCCAAATTGCCAAAGTATGTGCAGGCATTGCAGATGTAAGTCAAAGCATGGTAGAAATCAAAGCCCAGATGCACTTTTATGATGGCATCACTACCAAAGAAATTGATGGTATCACACTACGAGCCATTGTGGACTTGATCGATATAGAACATAATCCAGATGTTGGGCACACTAACTATCAATATGTGGCAGGTAAGCAACGTCTTAGCATGTTGAGAAAAGATGTATATGGCTCTTATGAGCCTCCCCACTTGTATGAGATTGTAAAGAAAAACGTAGCCACGGGCTTGTACACTCCTGAACTATTGGAATGGTACGACGAATCTGATTGGAACCGTATGCAGGACATGATAGATCATTCCAAGGACGAACAATATGGCTATGCCGCTATCGAGCAATTGATTGAAAAATATCTTGTGAAGAATCGTGCCACAAAGGAAACTTATGAAACTCCCCAAGTTCGTTACATGGTTGCAGCGGCTACAGTTTTTCACTCGGAAGAACCAAACTCAGCAAGAATGCGCTATATAAAGGAATATTACAATGCTGCAAGTGATGGCTTATTTACTCTTGCTACTCCTGTTCTCGCTGGTCTTGGAACTCCTACTAAACAATTCTCTAGCTGCGTTCTTATTCGCAGCGATGATGATCTCGATAGTATATTCGCTAGTGGGGAAATGATGGCCAAGTATGCCAGCAAACGTGCTGGCATTGGGTTAGAGATTGGACGACTACGACCACTAGGCTCACCCATCCGCGGTGGTGAGATCATGCATACCGGCATGATACCATTTTTAAAGAAGTGGTTTGGAGATTTAAGGTCTTGCTGTGTAACTCCGGATACTTGGATAGAAGTACTAGATGAGGATGATTCTATTGCTAAATAATAGTTTTTCGCACACAAGCATAAATAATAATGGGGGTATACGAAATGCTAAATTATTTACTAGAATCATACAACGGAGCACAAACTAATATGCTATCAAATTCGGCTTACTACTGCTATACTATTAAAGATACAGAGACTGGAAAGTTTTATTCCGGTTCTCGTGGGGTTGAAGGCTGTAATAAGCACGATTTGTTGGTAAAATACTTTACTAGTTCAACCGTAGTTGATTTTAAAGAAAAACTAAAAAAGATGCCATACTTATTTGAGTATAGAATTGAATACTTCACTACCAGGAGTGATGCGTTTACGGCAGAAAAAATATTCCATCAAAAGCATCAAGTTGGTAAGAACTCTATTTTTATAAACTCTCTAACTGCAGGTGGCTCAAACTGCGGAGCAGGGTCTGTATTATGCAAAGATTCTAGTGGAAATACGTATCGGGTAAGTGTGGAAGAATTTGCTACTGGAAAACATCTACATATTTCAAAAGGTATGATGAATATAAGAACAGAAACCGGAATTAAAAAGATATATACTTCAGATTTTGATCCTAGCATTCATTCTACTGAATTTAAGAATTATGTCTTAGCATTGGATACAGTGACTGGACAATCATGTAGGATTCCAAAATCAGTATTTCAAGCGGACAGTAGATATGTGGGACTTACTAAAGGGAAAGTGGTTGCACACGACACAACCACTAACACTAGAGTAACTATAACACAAGAAGATTTCAACAATTCAAATGGTCGGTACATTGGAAATACATTTGGTTTAATTCCAGTTACAGACAGGGTAACAGGAGAGAAGAAATTAGTAAAAAAAGAAAATTATGATAGGGATTTATATAAACATCATAACACCGGAAATGTGGTAGTTTATTCAATTTCTAAAAGAAAAACTGTTATAATAGACAAAGAAGAATATCAAATTAATATTAACGATTATGCTAATCAGACCACTAAAGTTTTCTATAAGGTAGACAGTAAATTCTTTAAATCAAAAGAATTATTAGATCAATATTATAGAGCAACTAGAGGAAAAACAGTACTGAAAGTCAAACAATATGACATGTCTGCAAAATTTAATGATATTGAAACAATAACAAGAAAAGAGCACGAAAATGGTAAAAACTAAAAAGATTCAGATTAAAGACCTTGTGATAGGGATGAAAGTTAAAACAAAAAATGAGCAAGGAGATATATTGTTTAAAGCAGTAACTAACAAGTGGGATACTATTGTAAAAACAGAAGATCAAGTTCGTTTGCAGTTTGAAAACGGTGTTGTGTTAAACTGCTCCGTAAATCACCCCATAATGGTATGGAGCGACTCGGGATCGTTCTTACAGAAAAAACCTAAGGAACTTACTAACGATCATCTTGTTCTCACTGAAACAGGATTTACTCGTTTGCTAGTTTCTGATTTTGAACAGCAAAACGATACTGGCTATATTGATATTACAGTAGAAGATACTCATACCTTTTTTGCTTCCTCTAGTAGCAATGGTCCAATGGTATTGACACACAATTCGCAAGGAGGTATTCGTAATGCAAGTGCTACAGTTTTTTATCCCATTTGGCATCATCAGTTTGATGATCTTATTGTCCTTAAGAACAACCAAGGAACAGAAGAAACCCGAGTCCGTCATATGGATTATGGGGTTGTGCTTAGTGCTTTCTTCTGGAGAAGATTCAAAAACAAAGAACAAATAACATTCTTTGATCCAAATGAAGTTCCTGATTTGTACGAAGCGTTCTATCAAAATACAGAAAGATTTGAAGAACTTTATGTTAAATATGAAAAGCGCAAAGACCTGCGTACTAAGACTATGAGTGCAGAAGAAGTATTCAAGTCAGGCATACTGAAAGAGCGCACTGACACTGGACGTATCTATCTTGTGTTCATAGATAATGTAATGAAACAAGGACCGT